AATATTTAAATATAGAGCCTACATCATTACATGATAAATTAGTAACTGGATTAAATCAAAATAAGTTTACGCTATCACAATTAGAGCGTATATCTGATTATTTAGGATATAATTTATCAATAGATTTTATTAATGAAAACAATAGTAATGATATAAGGCACTGTAAAACAGTGTCAGAACAAATAAATGAAAGCATGAAAAGAATGTGCGATCATAATAGTTTAGACTTGTGACCACATATAATAGGAAGTAACACGTATCAATCATTATGATCTGCATAACCTGTTATCATGCTCAAAATGTACAGATAGCCTTGTAAGCGTGTAGAATGCGTTTTAAGGGCTTTATGTGCTTATATGATAATTATATCGGATAGTGTGTCTAAAGTCGTTTATATGGTGTTTTACAAGGTTGTTTTTAAGATAGGATGTACTTATGAGCATATATCTGGATATATTTAAACGTGCAGCATGATGATATTTATGTATCATTTTAATATATTTTTGAGTGTATTTTTACGTCAAAATGTGCGCTATTTTATGCAAGAATATTGTGTATTTATACAGTTTTATTGATGTATTTTATGCAAAATTTTGTATAGAATGGCGTTGTTTTTGTGGGTGTAAATAGGTAAAATATTGCGGTAAAATTGCGGTCAAGTGTGGGGAAATTTGATTGATTTATGATTGAAATGTGATGTATTTTTATCTGTTTAATGTGTGGTTTTTATCTTGTTTAGAGTATAATTTTATCTGTTTTTATGTGGTGTTTTATATCCTGTTTTGAGTTTTGATCTTGTGTTTTTAAATGCCTGGATAGTGTTAGAATACTGTATTTACAATGGCTTTAACGGATGCAGATTGTATAATGTGGTGTGGTTAGTGTGGTTATATCGTATGGTTGCATTGTGTGGTATCATGTTAGGTTATGTGAGTGTGTATCATGGTATATTGTATGGTATATTAGAGGTATTATAATAGCAATATTGTGTGATAAGATGTAAGTATATAGTGTGATATAGATAGATGTATATTGTAAGTTATATGTGATGTATTATATGATATATAATGTATATTATATTGTATATTATTGTGGGTTTATGTATAAGTTATTTGACGTTATTATGTGGCATATTGTGTTGTATTGATACGATTTTGTATTGTGTTTTGGGATGTGATCTTGTCTGCCGTTGTGCATCCAGATGGTTTGGTTATGTCCAGATTTGTGTTATGAAAGTGTGATACAATTTTTGTGTTACAATTATGTATTATGGCGTAGTGGTGGCCTATCCCATTTTTACCGCTGTTTATGAGTATAAAGTGAAGTGTATTAGTTCATTTTGTTATGTTTTTGTGGTGTAAGTGGTGATGTAAATTTATGTTATGATTTTGTGTTACAATCTTGTAATCTGATTTTTTGTTGGAAATCCAACAAAGCGAACAGAATTGACCGACAGTCATTTATTCCCGTTTTTCGCTCATTTTCTCTTGTTTTCTCTTATTTTCTCACTTTTTCTTTTTTTCGAGTATACTATAATAATATTTATAATTGTCTATACAATTAAAATCTCCCGTCTCGTAATCTGCTGTCCAGAATACCCGATAAAATTTTAGTTTCATCACAAAAATTTTTGTCTGATGTACCGCCCCATGCTTTTCGCCCCTGTCAAAAAAGTCAAATAATAACAAAACTTGACTTTTTTACACTTCCCACAAAAGTGCAAAAGTTAGTTTTATTCAACAATAGCAAGGCATTTCGTGAATTGTATATTACGCTACTTTAATCCAATTTTATGATCCTGTTTTATAATGTATACCAGTGTGACGGGGATAGTTTACATTTACAAAATTAATATAATATTGTCATATCCACTGATGAGTTCAACTCACACAACTCGTCCAAAAATCAAAACTGGTAATCCATTCTCAATCCATCACCCCCACACTACCACCAACAAAAAAATTCTCATCCTCACATTACCTAACAAATTGCGCCAAATCTATACACAATTTACCAAAATAATCAAAATGAGTTCGAGACAGAGTTCGACCGCATCCTTGCATATCAACGCAAAATAAATTTTCTGACAATTCTAAATCACCAATTTTTACCCAAAATTACCTACTCCAAATCACAATATCCCTTGCAAAATCTAACAATTTACGAAGTCCTCTCGAAGTGAAACAATCACATAACAAATTTAATCTATACACAATTCCAAATAATTCACTCCATCTTAATCCTGCAATATCCCAAATTCCATTGCCACATCTACCTAAAACACAGCAATCACTTCCTATTAAAAGCACACATCACTCTATCATCTTAATCAAAATTATCATTCAAAACACCCCCCTCTCGAAGTCCACAATCTCATATCACCATAAAATGCTCATCGAAATTGTGTCAAATTTTCGCACAATTCTAATCACTCAAAATTCACTCAAAAATACATCACAAAAAATCTTGAAATGTCAAATTGACACCTCAAGATACAATCATTTCAATTTCATATTAATCTCATGTCATCTACAACTCTAAAATCAATTTTATTCTCACTATTCTAATGTACAACTTAGAATAAACATCACAATTACTTTCACCTGAACAATTTAACACCTGTACATTACAGTTTTCAAATTAAATCTACATCATATAATCTACAATAAATATCTCAATCAGAATCTCAAACAGAGAATTTTATATAGAAAGATAAGTGGAGGGGTACTTTTACATCCATAAAAAATCACTACTCTCATATCCCACCTATCTCAAAATTTTCACCGACTAAAAATAGATCCTATTTATTTCAAATTATAACCAGTAACATATAAATCAAATATTTCAATCTATAAAGAGAGAAATAATTATTATCAGAGTAAAAAGGAGATTACACAAATGACATATCCAGAAATTAACACATTAACATCACCATTATCCTGTTTACCGATTAATAAACCAATCATCTCATATTCCACTTATATAAGAAATAAACTCAAAGATTTAGATTGTAATTATTGGAGAGTACATACATCTGATGGATATATTGAATTTGATTCACAACATTTCTATGGAATATCCAATTATCACAAAAGAAATAATGTTCTTTCATCGACAATATTATTAAAAATCACAGATATAACAAATAAATATCTTGCCGATAAGAGAATATACATATCAGAAATAACACCACAATCATACTACCATCTCTCAAGAGGAAACGGCAAATCAATCAGAGAGTTATGTTATTTCCTAAAGCTAATATTAAATTCAGAAAAGAGTCGATATTTATATAACCCATATTCATCAGAATACACAGTGCAAAATTATAAATCTGATATGGAGAATTTATATAAGGCGATTATTTCACAGAAGATACTTAACTTATATACAACACAAAATAACTCTACTAAACAGAGAAGTAATAATCAAGAAACAATGAGCTGCTTAAAACTCATTGCTGATAGAAACAATACAAATAAGAATTTTCACAAATAAAAGAGATTAACCATTATAGAAAACTTAATATTAGCAGCAACTGAAAAATTAAATTAAAGAGAAGCTTGTAGTGTCAACAACTTTTGACACAAAATAATTATCCTTTGTGGGAATAAATAAAAAATATACCAAAAATCAATTTGAAGGGAGAAATATATAAATGTCCATTAAGACCAAGAAAATCAAAAATAGTAACCAAAAGTATAGTAGATTACTGAAAAATTTAGCAAACCAATCAACTGATACTATCCTGGAATGGAAAACGTATTTCAAAAAATGTAAAGTAAATCCAAAATGTAGCACCGAGTATTTCATAATGGCTATTCAAGTGTGCGAAGATATTTTAAAAGAAAGAAGAGAGAAATAATACATATGACCGATTTAGAAAAGAAATTAAACAAGGTTTACAATTATGCTGATTTAATTCATTCAGAGAATCTACTAATACTATCAATTATCGGTTCTCTGTTAAGAGAGACTGATAAACCAGAGATTGAAAAATGTGTTAAGTCTTATATTCAGCAAAGAGAAAATATTCAAAAAGGAGTATACGAAGATGATGTTGAGATTACACAATAATTCTAGTTAAAAATTTTTAGGTATAAATATATGTACCTAAATGAAGATAATTTTAGAGAAGATAAAGATAAGATAGTTTTAAAGAAAAACAAAGACAAAATCAAACAAAATACACGAAGTGTAAATATTCTTCTCTTGTTATATATGAGTCTATATGGATATTGACTGCACAAACTGACTATATATATGTACCCAAATGAAGAAAAAATATACTTTTAGGTACATATATATGTACCTAAACGGGTTTTTCTTTACAACTTTACTATGATAAAGAATCTGAGGTGATGATATTGATTGTATAAAAATTGATTTAGAGAATGTATAAATGTAACGAATAAATGTTTTATTAAGAAAGGAACATAACAAATGCAACAGATTAATATTAATGAATTAAAACCACATCCAAGAAACAATGAATTCTTTGATGATATGACAGGTGATGCTTGGAACGCATTTAAGGAGTCAATTGCTACATCTGGAATTGTAGAACCAATTGTTGTGACTCAAGATATGGTTATTGTGTCAGGTCATCAGCGTATAAGAGCAGCAAAAGAGCTTGGGCTATCTACTATTATGGTGGATATTAGAAAGTATGAAAATGATGATAAGGTATTAAAAGATCTTATTGAAACAAATATTCGTCAGCGTGGCATTGGTAATCCAAATCCAGTAAAACTTGGACGATGTATTAAGGAATTAGAAAGAATTTATGGAATTGAGCATGGTGGTGATAGAAAAACTTCAAGTCCGAAAGTTTCGGATTTGAATCAGTCAGATATTGCAGAAATGATTGGAATTTCAGTAGACACTCTCAATAATTACAAAAAACTCACAGAACTTATTCCTGAATTAGAAGATCTTGTTGATACGGGTATTCTTGCACCCACTACGGCTCTTGCATTGGTAAAATATATGTCACCGTCTGAACAGGAAGAATTTGTTAAGTCAATGGACGTAACAAAGAAAATTACTAAAGGTCAAGTTCAGCAATATATTGATAAGATCAAACAGTTAGAAAATGATAATCCAAAGGTAAAAGAATTAGAAACACAAATTTATGAACTCAAAACGGAGAAAAATATATTGGAACGAAAAATCAAACTCAATCAGGAAGAATCTGATAAATACAATAAGTTAAAATCCGACATTGAGTTTCTTACAAAACAGAAAACTGATTTAGGTCGTCAAATTGACTCTGCTACTGAATTGGCTGGTCTGACTGTAAGATTACAAAAGTTACTAGAAACAGAACTTGCTCCAATTAAATTCAAGCGTTGTATGGAAGAACTTAATTCTAGTGATGTATGCATCGGAAATTTAACAGATATTATTAACAAAATTGATGATTGGTCTGATGAAATGAAGAAACTTTTAAATAATAATGATTATGTTGTAGATGTACAGTAAGAAAGAGAGGAAAATATATATGGAAAATTTAACAATTAATAATACTTCAAATGGATTTGATTTAGAAAGTATGACGGATGAACAGTTAGAACTTATCACAAACAGAGCATTATTTTTAAGACAAAAGAAACAGGAAGAAAGAATTACTGAACTCACAAATAATCAAAAAAAACTTGAAGAAAATGCAAAAATAAATGAAGAAAAATTAGATGAAACGGCTACAGAATTAAAGAAAACAAAAGAGTTTATTAATGTATTGGGATTTGCTGTAAACTCATATAAACTTCAAACCCTTAAGAGAAAAGCTGCTTCGAGAGTATATAGCCTTTTTAATAATGATGTAAGCAGTATCGAGTTTATTGTTTGGAATACATATTTTTTTAAGAAGATTTATTCTGATATCGCTCATCATTTTCATGTAAATAAATGTGCAAATATCAATGTTAAAAATTTTGAAAAAGCATGTATATTAGCAGATGAATGGCTACCAACTGATTATTATATCAGAGAAAAAATAGAAGAAATGAAAAATAAAGTTATGAAAGGAACTCTTAAGCAGGAAAGAGTCATGGCTTTAAATATGTATTTAAAATCTACCAATAATGGTGAAATAAATCCATTCGCAGCATAGTGAGGTGAATCAAACTTGCCTAATTATGTAAAGATACCAAAAGAAATAATTTACGATACATCTCTTACGGACAAACGAGTGATTATCTTTTCATATTTATGTGCAAGACGTTCACTTGATGATTCAGTGGCATTCTCAATTACTGAGCTTTGCCACTGGTCAAAACTCAAACCAAACTATAGAGATGGAAAAATCAATCAAAAGTATTATAAAACATTACTTCTACTCTCCCACCTGGATTATTTTACTGAACATCCTGACTTTGAATCGCTTATATCTGAGCATAAAAATTCCATAGAGTATTTGAAAGTAGAATTGAATATAGAGAAATTTGATATACCAGATAAATTTGCAATAATTTATTTTGATGAATTAGAAGCAATTTTGAATTACAAGGAAGAACTACAATATTCTGATATAGATTTATCTCGTATGTCATCGGCTTATATCTTATTGGTATTGGCTTATATTAGAGTAAATATGAATCGTTCAAATGATAAACCACTTTGCTGCTATCGTCAATATAAAACCATTTCTGATGAAATAGGAATATCTGAGAGATATGTAAGTCGTGTGGTAGAAATATTAGACACATTAAACATTGTTAAATATGTTCCGATGAAGAGAAGAAAATATACGAGTAATGGAGAAGAAAAATTTATTACTACATCAAAAGTATTTGCAGATTATAGACATTTCAAGAAACATGGAGATAATCACATCGTTGATCAAAATTATGATTATAAAGATGAAATATCGAAACAGGTGGAGTTTTTAGAGAATATACATATATAACTATTAACCAGTATCACAAAAAGGAGTGATGCAATTATGAATTTTAAATCAAAGGAGAACATTAAATATGACAGAAACAGAAAACAGAAAAAACCATGAATACAGCTATAACAAATATTATACTATGCCAAGCAGAGAAGAATTACATAGAGGATATAGTGGTTGGTTAAACAATGCGGATTTCATTATGTCAAGAGGAAATAATCAAAAACAATCCAGAATTGCAGAAAAAATTGCATCCGATTGGCGAGTAGATGAACAATGCCATAAAAATATTCTTAGTAAAGAAAGAGAGAAAAACAATGATTGAAAGAAATTTTGATAAAAATAATGAAAATTGTATTGAGTTTTTATCTGGTGAACGATATGCCGTTGCAACTTTTACAAACAGGAAACATATCACTCGTTTGAAGAAAATTTATGCTGAAAGAAAAGATGAGATTAAATACTTTAGAGAAAATAAAGATGGTAGTATTTGTGTGAAATTTCCTCTTAAATGGGTAAAGATAAATCCTGGCTCTATACCTGATCCAAATAAACCCAAAAAAGTATTAACAGAAGAACAAAAGGAAAAATTGATACAGAATTTGCAAAAATATCGTGAGTCTAAAAAGAAATAGTATATACCACTACTCTCTTATGTTCAGTTTATCGTAAAATTATAAAGAAATGATAGTCAAATTTCAATTCTACGGTATCTATGGTTAAGTTGTTCCACCTACAACTTAAAATCGAAATTTACCCAAAATTTATCAATATATATTGAGAATAATTAAATAAGGAAAATATGATGAGAAAAATTGATTACAAATATTTCTCAAAAGCCAAGCAGATTGCACAGGTGTCTGATTTTCCAAAGGTACATATTGGATGTATCGCTGTTTATCAGAATCGCATTATCGGAATTGGTTGTAATACAAATAAAACCCACCCAACACAGAAGTATTATAACCGATATAGAATAGATGACAACGATTTTGATAATTCTGAATCACTTCTACCAAAACTACACGCAGAAATTAATTGCATAAATCAACTGAAACATTTGAACATTAATTTTTCAAAGGTGAAGTTGTACATATACCGCACTAGAAAAGATATTGTGTGTGGAATGGCTAGACCTTGTGCAAGCTGTATGCAAGCGATAAAGGATCTTGGAATTAGAGAAATATATTATACAACAAATGATGGTTATTCATATGAAAAGTTAGAGAAAGGATGTGTTGCTTAATGGTGTGCGCAGGTTGCCACATGAGCTATTGTCCATCAACGTGTCCTAACTATATTCCTGAGAACGCAACCCACTACTGCTCTATTTGCGGTAATGGAATTTACAATGGAGAAGAATATATAAAGAATGATGATGACGGTTATGCTCATTGGGAATGTATTGATGGAAAGAAAGACTTAGCTGAATGGCTAAATTATGAGATTGGAATTATGGAGGAAAGATAAATGATTGATTTAACAACAGGTGTATATATCCCAAGTGTGGACGCAAAAGATATTTATCTTTCCGCACATTATTATAATTACGAAAATCACGACTACGATTTAAAACTTAAAGATGGTAATTATAATTTAAGAAAATTTGTTAATACTTTGGATTATAGTTTGGATTTGATTGAATTGTTAGATATTTATTATAAAAAATATCGAAAGAATGATTTTCTGTTTACTGTAAAAAAGCACAAGTATACTACAAATGTTATTAATCTCACATTCAAATATTCTGTAAAAGAATGGAATCAAATGAACAAGAATACATTTGTAAAGTTTGGTTACAACTATAGAGATTTGACGTTTGATGATTGCATTGCAAAAAATAATACAGGTGAAATTGTTGGTATTCAAATAAATTCAAAAGTAAAAAATAAATTAGAAATACCATCTCCGTTTGTTGTGAAAAAAGTTGAAATCAAAGATAAGAAAGATAAATCAATTGTAAAAGAAGTTCAAATACAATACCAGAAAAAAAGTGAGCCTAAGACTTTAAAAACAAATGCTCAGTTAAGAAATGAATTATATAAAAATGGTTTTACTTGTAATGGATCTAAATATTGCAGAATGAAACGGTCTACTGGATCAGCTAGAGTTGGAAAATGTCTCTTCATTAATGAGTCATTATTTAAGCCATTATTAAATTTCAGTTCTGGGGCAATCCGTTTAAATCCTGGTGACGAAATAGATCTTGCTGCATATGAGGGGTATATCGCTCTCCCCTCAAGTAGCATTATTGATACTCTACCAATTAAACCAGAGAATATTTTATTAATTGATGATTATGATAGTGTATTCAATGAAGATGTAATTGAAACGCATGACGAAAACAATTGGCTAAAAACAACTGAAAAGAATTGTACTATTACAAATACAATATGGGATGGACAATCATTAATGGATATATCTTTGTTTGGAGATTATTCAGAATATGGAATGGTGCTTCTCAGAAACTTAATGTTTAAGTCATGTTGTTTTAATTGTAATATTCAACAATGGTTTAAGGATAATAATATTACAGATATATCACAATTAAATGGGAAAACAAGAGCTACTAAAATTGAAGATGTGAAATTAATCACTACACCAAATAGTATTAAATATTTAAAATTTAGTACATGGGATGAATGGCTGGATAATTTATATCCTAATTTTGGAGTTGTAAAACATGACAAGAAGACTCACTTTTTTGAAGGTAGACTTGTTCAAACTCATTACCAGCTTTTGAATACATTACAAATGTCAAAAGATGAAGTTAATGAATTTTTATCAGAAGCTTTAGACTTTGCACAATTATTGCGCAACAATCCAGAGGTTGTACGATATTATATTAAGTATCCTGATATTGATGAGTTAGATCCATTATCACAACCTATGAACAGTAAAAACGATGTTGTATATAATTTGATGAGTATTAATGATAACTTCACAAAGACTAAATATTATAAAGATTTTTTAATTGATTTACTCAGGTCATATTATAAGAATCTAAAAAATGGACATGTTTATGTAAATGGAAACTATTCTACTTTGCTAGGAAATCCAATTGAAATGTTACAACAATCAATTGGTAAATTCGATGGTAAAAGTCAAATTGGAATTGGTAATATACATAGTATACGATTTGATTATAACAAAACATTATTGGCAAGTCGTAGTCCTCATGTAACAATTGGTAATATTTGGCTTCCATATAATACAGAGAATAAACTGATAGATTGCTATTTTAATCTCACACCAGAAATTATATGTCTTAATTCAATCGGAGAAAACGTTTTGCAAAGATTATCAGGCGCAGATTTTGATAGTGATACCGTATTATTAACAGATAATGAAATATTGATTCGTGCAGCAAAAAGAAATTATCATTTGTTTAAGACTCCTACTTCTTTTGTATCAGCTCGAAAAGTTAAAAGATATTATACTCCTGAACAACAAGCGGATCTTGATATTAAAACATCGGTAAATAAGATTGGAGAAATTATTAATCTGTCACAAGAATTAAACTCTTTATTATGGGATAGAATGTATCACGGAGAAACTTATGATGATATTAAAGAACTATATTATGATATTTGTCAATTGGATGTAATGTCTGGTATTGAAATTGATAAGGCAAAAAAAGAATTTGATGTTAATAATGTTAAAGAACTTGATAAATTAAGGCAAAAATACGCACACATTCTTGAACATGTCGAAAAAGACGAAGAAGGAAATGATATTAAAAAGAAGAAGTACCACATTTCTTCTCTCATATATCAAAACAAAAAGGATTTTATAATCCAGAGAAAAAATATTATTGTAAGTATCATACGACTATGGATTATTTACAAACAATAGTAAATGGATTTAGGATCAAAAATCCATATAAAAAAGATTGGTTGACATTTGTATCTTTATTGGATAACAAAAAATATTATAGTTCCCATGTGAATAATACTCAAATAAATAAAATTTGTACATTATTAAAAAAGTATATAAATGATAGGAAATTAATATATTCATCCGATTCCGATTCCAAAGAAGATAAAAACGAAAAAGATTTAAAGTTAAAGAAAGATTTAATTTCAGATATTGAATCTGAAACAATTGGATTTTCTACAATGTATAGATTGTTATCTTCAATTGAAGATAAAGAAAATGCACAAATAAAAAATTTATTATTAGAAATATTATTTTTGTGTGGAAATGAAAGTTTCAATAAAGCAATTATTCAATCATCTTCCGAAATAAAACAATTAGAAATAGACGGAAATGATTTAAAAATGTTCAATATTGGCTTTAAAATTACAAAAAAACGGGTAAATTCGCAAATAAGTGGGTGATTTCGTCCTAAATTTAGGACGAAATTTAAGTTACTATGGAGAGGGTAGTTTTCAAATTATTATTTTAACGATTACTACCCTACTCTATCTTGTGTAACTTATCTTAATCTGAAACAGAGGAGGAATTTAACATACAAGAAAATTATACATATATTTCTCAAAAGGAAATTTCACATGAAATCGAAAAAAGATTGGGTTGTTCTGCACATGATGTATTTAAAATATTAGATACATTAAGTGATGTGGTAAAGGATAAAATTAGTGATACGGATAATGCAGAAATAAAAATATTTCCTGGACTAAAAGTAACTTCTAAGTGTGTACCATCAGAAAAATATAATTCTAATTTAAAAAATGTAAATATACCATCTAACCATGTTTTAAAATTATCTGTATATTTTACACATGATTATAAAAGAAAAATAAGAGAAACATATAAAACTCATTAATTGGTATATAATCGGCGGTTGCACTGATTCTTCCCTTTTCGCTACAGTGCTTCCGTTGATTAAAAATATAACAATGCGGATTAGAGAAGTAGTTAACTCGCTTGGCTCATAACCAAGAGAACATTGGTGCAAATCCAATATCCGCTATTTGATGCGTTTTATGACGCATCATAAATTTTACAATGTTATTGTTACGATTATGTGGCTTGACACAGATAGTATATCGTGAGGTATATAAAGATAGATTTACACCCTATCGCTATAGAAATATAGTCAATTCAAGCAAAACTGACATACCAGTAACTCAAAAGGTTGCGTTTCGCAATTGAGTCTATGCGGAAATAGTATGTATTATAAGGAGCGATAAAGTGATTTAGGGGCGACCGCTGAGAATTACTTTTTGACCGCAAATCAGATAGCTCATGCAAACTTATATGCATATAATGGTGAATCAGGAGGATAAATAGTGCGAGAAATTATTAATCGAGTGCATTATCCATTTATATGAGTATATTACTTATATGAACGTTTAGTAGGGATTATAACTGAAAGACATGAAGGTGTGATGTATTTTTGTTCTCAAAAGGAATGAAAGCGTCTGGTGTAGCACATCTTCTGTAACTTGGACTTAAACTTGTTGTAAAGTAGAATAATATTATCGGGAATGGTGGAATGCCGTTTACGTTTAAAAGGTAAAAGAATATTTATATACTTAGATATTATATACAAAGCGAAAGTCTACACCTCTACATGGTGAAAACAACCTAATTCCATAGTACTTATAAGAGTATAATATGGACATTAATAAGTCTCGCAAGACTTTGAGATGTTTGATCGAGTTTGCACAGTTCTCTTAGCGGAGATTTATAGCACGGCGGTGTTAATGGAATAATAAAATCAGAGTAGTCATGTAGTAAAAGAGAAATGCCACTCTTTCAAAAAGGCGGTTGTGGAAGTTTACTATATATGCGTAAGGTATATAGTGGATACGGAAAGAACTCATAATGTTCTAAAAGAACTTCTGTATAAATGTGTAATCTCAGCATTTATAATAATAATGATATATAGCTCAATTGGTTAGAGCGATTGTTTCCGTATGGATTTGGTAGATTTAGGTTCAAAGCCTAATATATCAATTAAGCCAGGAATAATCAAACTCTCTTAAAATACTGGCGATAGGGGACGTTGTGAGATGTCCCCTTAA